CACGGCAAAATCTACGAGGCATCGGCCAGTCAAATGTTCGGCGTGCCGATCGAATCCATCACAAAAGGCAGCGATCTGCGCCAGAAAGGGAAGGTTGCGGAGCTCGCACTCGGCTACCAGGGTGGCGTCGGAGCGCTCATCAGCATGGGCGCGCTGGACATGGGTCTATCCGAGGACGAGCTGCCGGAGATCGTCGACCGCTGGCGCAATGCCAACCGCGCCATCGTGCAGTTCTGGCGCAACATCGAGGCCGCAGCGCTGCATGTCGTACAGACCGGCGAGGCGGTGGGGCTCCGCGGGCTGGTCATCGCGCGGGAGATGGACGCCCGCACCGGGCAGGACTTTCTGACGATCCGGCTACCGTCCGGACGAAAACTTTTCTACCCACAGCCGCACATCGTGGAAAACGACCTCGGCCGGCCCGCGGTGCACTACTACGGCACCGAAGCCGGGAAGTGGACGGTGCTGTCCACTTACGGCGGGAAGTTGACCGAGAACGTCGTCCAGGCGATCAGCCGCGACTGCCTGGCGAATGCCATGATGAAGCTACATGCGGCCGGCTTTGAGATCGTCATGCACGTGCACGACGAAATCGTGGCCGAAGTGGAAGGCGACCGGTTGGATGAGATGCTGGAGCTCATGCGAGAGCCTATCCCGTGGGCGCCGGGCCTGCCGCTCGATGCGGCCGGGTTTGTGACGGACTTTTATATGAAGGATTGAGAGGAGGGCTGATACATGCAAGTGGTGACGACTACGGAGAGGATTATCGAAGCGCTGAGTTACTCGGAGCTTACTGCTATAGCAGCGTTGTACGGAAAACTCGAAAACAACGAACTGCTGGTGGCAAAAGATATCGCAGACGGAGCCTCGCTTACCAGATCCATCATTGTCAATGCGCTGCGGAAGTTGAGCGCTGCCGGCGTCATAGATACCAGGTCGCTCGGCAGGAGCGGCACACTGATTAAAGTGCTTAACCGCGAAGCCTTTGATGAGATCGTGCAGGCAGGAGTGTAAGGTTATGAACGGCGATCGGTGGAGGACACCTATCCCGATCCGGGATCGGGAACTAACAACATCGGGCTCCGGTCCCGTGATTACGTACCGATTAAGCCCGGAGGAAATGGAAAAGGAGGAAATACGCATGAAAGGGCTCACGCCCGAAAAATTGCTCGACGAGCTGATGCTCGGAAAATCGATCAAGCAGGTCATGGTTGAACACGGCATCCCGCAAGGTTCGTCCGGTCAGCTCATCAAAAAGTGGGGTATCCGCAAGCAGGTTGATGAAATCCTGGCGAGCCGGAAGGCGGTGAAGCAGGAAGCGGCAGAGGGGCCGAAGTACGAGCAACCTGAGCAGGTGCGGCAGTCTGACCAACAGGCTGACGAGCTGGAACAGCTGCAAAAAGAGCTCGCCGAAAAGACAGAAAGGATATCTGCTCTGAAAAACGAGATCCATAGGATGGAAGATGAAGCGGGTTATTGGATGGCCGAAGCAGAGAGGCTCAACAAGGAAGTAGAGCAACTCCGCAAACAGCTCGCTACCGCGGAAGCTTATACGGAAGCCTATACACAAACCGTCGATCAGCTCCGTGAAGAACGAGACGCGCTGCTCCAGACCGTCGAGCGGGCAGTCACCGACCACGACCCAATCAATCATCCGGCCCACTACACGGCCGGCAAAGTGGAATGCATCGATGCTATCGAGTCAGCGACGATCGGGCTGACCGGCGGGCTGGCGTATTGCACCGGCGCCGCCATCAAGTACCTCTGGCGCTGGAGCCGGAAAAACGGCGTGGAGGACCTGCACAAGGCCCGCTGGTATGTGGACCGATTGATCCAGTTGGCCTCTGAAAAGGATGAGACCGCATAACCCGTCAGGACAGGGGTGCTCCCATGACTCTCAGTTATAACAGACAACTCACCATATCGACAGCCGGCAACCGGCACAGCACAAGCTGGCAGAATCAAACCATCTGGTGGTCTGAGCTCATCGAGCGCCTGCGCGTGACGATCCGCGGGACGGAAACGCTGGCTGAATATCTCAGGCTATCAAAAAAGCAGCAGGTCAATCTCAAGGACATTGGCGGCTTTGTCGGCGGCCCGCTCAATGGCGGCCGCCGCAAAGCCAGCGCCGTCGCCGGGCGGGATCTCATCACGCTGGACATGGACAATATCCCGCCATTCGGCACCGATGACGTGCTGCGCCGCATCGACGGCCTGGGCTGCGCCTATGTCGTGTACAGCACGCGCAAACACTCCCCAGACCGCCCGCGGCTGCGCGTGATAGTGCCGACGGATCGCACCATGTCGCCGGACGAGTATGAGCCGATCGCGCGCAAGCTGGCCGAAATGATCGGCATCGAGATGTGCGACCCGACGACCTTCCAGGTTGTCCGGCTCATGTACTGGCCGAGCTGCTGCGCTGACAGCCAGTATATCTTCCACTACGGCGACAAGCCGTTCCTGTCGGCGGACGGCATGCTCGGTCTCTATGCAGATTGGCACGACTGGACGGCATGGCCGCAGGTCCCGGGAACAGAAAATATGCACGTCCGGCTCGCCGCGAAGCAGGGTGACCCGCACACAAAGCCCGGCGTCGTCGGAGCGTTCTGCCGGCAGTATGACATTTACGCAGCGATGGAGACATTTTTGCCCGGTGTTTATGAGCCGACGGACGATCCGTCGCGCTGGACGTATACAGCCGGCAGCACGACCGGAGGCGCCGTCATCTATGACGGGGGCAAGTTCCTCTACAGCCATCACGCCACTGACCCGTGCAGCGGCCGCCTCGTCAATGCCTTTGACCTTGTCCGGATTCACAAGTTCGGCGACCTGGACGACGAGGCGGCCCCGGGCACGCCGACCAACCGGCTGCCGTCTTATTCTGCGATGGTCGCTTTTGCGCTGGAGGACGCCGGCGTCGCCGCGCTCATGCAGCAGGAACGGTATGAGCGTGCTGTCGAGGCTTTCCAGGGCACCATACAGCCCGCAGAACAGTCGGCAGAACCACAGGACTGGATCAAAAAGCTGGAGCTCAGCTCGACGACCGGCTATCCCACCAAAACGACCGATAACATCCTCATCATCCTGGAGCACGACCCGATGCTCCGCGGCAAGATCGCCTATGACGAATTCGCCGTCCGCGGCATGGCGCTCGGCCCGCTGCCATGGGATCCGCGCGAAGGCCGCCGACAGTGGACCGACATCGACGACGCTGGCCTGCGCCACTACCTGGAGCGCACGTACAAGATAACCGGAAAAGAAAAGATTCTCGACGCGACCGCGCTCGTCGCCCACAAACACACATTTAACGAGGTGCAGGACTACCTGACCTCTCTCACCTGGGACGGCGTTCCGCGGATCGATACGCTCCTCATCGACTACCTGGGCGCTGAGAACAACGTCTACACGCGCGCTGTCGCCCGCAAGGCTGTCGTCGCGGCCGTCGCCCGGGCCATGCAGCCCGGTTGCAAGTACGACTACATGCCGATCCTCGCAGGGCCGCAAGGCATCGGCAAGTCAACATTCCTCCGGATCCTCGGGCGAAAATGGTATTCTGACAGCCTCACAACCTTCGAGGGCAAGGAGGCCAGCGAGCTCATCCAGGGTATCTGGATCAACGAGATCGCGGAGCTGCAGGGCTTCAACAAGTCTGAGACAAACGCGATCAAGCAATTCCTCAGCCGCACGGAGGACATCTACCGGGAGCCCTACGGCCGGCGGACGTCAGCATTTCCGCGTCGATGTGTCTTCTGGGGCACGACCAATGACAGCGAATTTCTCCGCGACGCCACAGGCAACCGGCGCTTTTGGCCGGTCGACGTCGGCCTGCACCCGCAGAAAAAGTCCGTATTCAACGACCTGGAGCGGGAAGTGGATCAAATATATGCCGAGGCCGTCACATATTGGCGCCTGGGAGAGCCGCTGTACCTGGAAGGCGAAGCGGCGGAGATCGCGAAGCAGCGGCAGGAGGAACACCGCGAGGGCAACGCCAAAGAGGGCCTGATCCGGGAGTTTGTGGAGAGGCCGGTACCGGTGGGATGGGAAAAACGCGATATCGCTGCGAGGCGGTTATATTGGTCGGCCGCCTTCGGGCGGGGGGATGCCGAGACGGTACCGCGGGATCGCGTGTGCGCAGCCGAGATATGGGTGGAGTGTTTCGGCGGGGAGCTGAAGCACCTGCGGCGGCAGGACGTGCATGAGATCAACAGCATTCTGGCGCGGCTGCCAGGGTGGAGCCGGAAGGCGACCTCCATTCGATGCGGCCCCTATGGGGTGCAAAAAGGGTTTTACCGGGAGGGGTTTTAGCAGCTTGAATCTTGTAACTTTGAGTGCAACTTTCTTGTAACTTTGTAACTGGAAAGTTACACCAATTGTAACTTTCAAGCGGAAAGTTACAACAAAGTTACAAGGAAAGTTACAGCCGAAAAGCCGCATCACTACAGGCATTTTAGACGTTTTGTAACTTTGTAACTTTCTTTCCTTTATAAAAGGTTGAAATAGAGAAATAGAGAGGGTATAAACCCTCAAACGCGCCTGCGCGCGATAAATACATACGCGCGCGCGTGAGAAAGTTACGGCGGGAGGTTTGAGCGTGAGAGAGCGAAACATCGAAAAATACCTTCGGGATCGAGTGCGGGATGTCGGCGGTCTGGCCATGAAGTGGGTCAGTCCCGGCAACAACGGCGTCCCGGACCGAATTGTATTCCTACCTGGCGGACGGATCGTGTTTGTCGAGTTGAAGGCACCAGGCAAAAAGCCGACAGCGTTGCAGCTGCATCAGCATGAGCGCCTGCGGACTCTCGGCCAGCTTGTGATCGTGATCGATAGCAAAGAGAAGGTCGACAGCCTGCTGGAATATCACGAGGAAGGTCTGTTGGAGTACGCCATTCAGGAAGGGATGTTTCAATGACCCTGCTTCAAACGGCGACGTCGCGGGAGATTTTCAACCCTCATCCATATCAGCGCTACTGCATCCATCGTGTCGTGACGGATCCGATCCTGGGGCTCTTCCTCGACATGGGCCTCGGCAAAACGGTGATCACGCTGACCGGCGTGAATGACCTGATGTATAACCGGTTCGCGATCCGAAAGACGCTGGTTGTCGCGCCGAAAAAAGTTGCAGAGGCGACCTGGACGGATGAGGCGGCCCGGTGGGAGCATCTGCGGCTACTTCGGGTGCAGACGGTTCTGGGGACGGAGCGGCAGCGGCTGCGGGCGCTGGCGACACCGGCCGACGTGTATGTGATCGGCCGGGACAATGTCCAGTGGCTGGTTGATCATTACCGGCAGGCGTGGCCGTTCGACATGGTGGTGCTGGATGAGCTGTCCAGCTTCAAAAATCCATCATCTGTCCGGTTTAAGTCCATGCGGCGCGTGCGGCCGAAGATCCAGCGGGTGCTGGGGCTGACCGGCACACCGGCGCCGAACGGGTTGCTGGACCTTTGGGCGCAAGTGTATCTGCTGGACCAGGGGCAGCGGCTGTATTCGACGTTTGGGCAGTTTCGAGCGCGGTATTTTGATTACATCCCATATAGCGATTACGGCCACGGCCGGTACACGCCGAAGCTCGGTGCAGAGGACGCGATTCCGAACGCCATCGAGGACATATGCATTTCGATGAAAGCGAAAGACTACCTGGAGTTGCCGGAGCTGGTGCAGAACCGGATTCCGATCGAGCTGGACGCGAAGACACGGAAGGCGTATCGCGATTTCGAGCGGCAACAGGTGCTGGAGCTGGACGGTGAGGTAATCACGGCGGCGCAGGCGGCCACTGTCACGAACAAACTGCTGCAATTTTGTGCCGGTGCGGTGTATGACGAGAACCGGCAGGTGCACGAGATCCATGACGCGAAGATTGAGGCTTTTCTGGAGCTGGTGGAGAGCCTCCAGGGCAAGCCGCTGCTGGTCTTCTACGGCTACCTGCACGACCGGGACCGGATCCTGCGGGCGCTGAAGAAGTTCCGCGGGCTGGAGGTCCGGGAACTGAAGGGGCCGCAGGACTACGCAGACTGGAACGCCCGGAAAATCCATGTCGGCCTGGCGCATCCGGCTTCGACGGCGTATGGTTTGAACCTGCAGCGCGGCGGCAATCACATCTGCTGGTTTACGCTGCCATGGTCGCTGGAGCTGTACGAGCAGGCGCAGAAGCGGCTGCATCGGCAGGGCCAGGATGAGAAGGTGATCGAGCATGTGCTGATGGTCCGGGACAGCATGGACGAGGAAGTGGCAAAGCGTTTGGAAAGCAAAGCATGGACTCAGCGGGTGCTGATTGAAGCGCTGAAAGCACGGATTGGGAAAAACGCATGATGGGGTGATGGATATGGATGAAAAGCAGAAACGCCGCATTTTCCAATGGCTCAAAACTCTCAGCAACGAAAAGTTTTGGGACTGGATGAACTGGGTTCATTCCCGGGCCTATGCGGCAGCGGTGCAGCACTACACAGAGGCGGCGGAGATCGTGCTGCCGCCAAGGCTGCAAAAGCAGCTGCACGCCAAGGCAATGGAGATCCGTG